AGCAATCTTCCGTGGTACTGGTGCAGGACAACCACTTGGTTTCTTGAACAGTAGTGCTTTGGTAACAGTTGCAAAAGAAACAGGACAGGCTGCGGATACCGTTGTGGTTGAAAACATTGCGAAGATGTGGTCACGAATGTATGCACCTTGGCGATCTGGCGGTGTTTGGTATATCAATCAAGACATTGAAGAACAACTGTTCACGATGGCAATTTCCACAGGTATTTATCTTCCTGCGGGCGGCATAAGTGGATCACCATTCGGCACGCTACTTGGCAGACCTGTTGTTGCAACACAACACTGTGAAACACTTGGCGATGTTGGCGATATAAACTTTGTCAATCTTTCGCAATATGTTACAGCAACCAAGTCGGGCGGCATTGAAGCATCATCTTCGGTACACCTTTGGTTTGACCAAGATGCAGTTGCGTTCAAGTTCCGAATGCGTATGGATGGAATGCCTTGGATGAGTTCAACAATTTCGCCGCGTGATGGTTCAAACACCATGAGTGGCTTCGTAACATTAGCAGCAAGAGCGTAAGGCTTTAGAGGAGTTATAAAATGACAACAGCACTAGGTACAGAACAGTGGGCGGTTGTTGGGGTTGTTAACCCTGATGCCCTAGGCGCGGGAGCGCATGACACAGACGAAATAGACATGAGTCTTTGGAGTCGAATTGTGGCAGTAGTTAATGGGGGCGCACTTGGTTCCTCGGCAACTTTGGATTTTAAGTTGCAAGATGCAACAAGTAGCGGCGGTTCTTTTTCGGACATAACAGGTAAGGCGATTACACAACTTACTCAAGCGGGTTCGGATGATGACAAGCAAGCACTTGTGAATCTTCGATTCGACGAATTGCAAGAGAGTGGGCGATATGTCAAAGGAGTTTTGACAATCGGCACTGCAACAAGTTACGCAGGTTGTGTGGTTATGGGCTTGCCAAGATATTATCCTGCAAGTGATAACGACCTATCCTCAGTGGATGAAATCGTGAGTTGATCTTATGACTGAAAAGCGGGGGGGAATTATATCCCCCTCGCTTGGAAGTCGAGGTGTATTATGTCAACACTATCAGTCGGACAACTCGCAACTCTGGTTACAAGAACAAAACTTGTTGCCAATATCAGTGGCTCAGATGATGACACTTTGCTTGAAGTCCTGATAACGGATTTGTGGGCAAAGATGGAAACCCATCTTGATCGTGACATCCTTTCAACAGATAAGGATGAGATACTTGACATCGGGCAAGATGGTATTGGCACGTTTGCCGACCCAGATGTTACTGGCATAAACTTTGTTGGTGCAAGTTTTCAAGACGCACTTACAATCGAATACACAGGCAGTAATCTTTCACCAACGGTTGAGGTGACTGATGTATCTGTGATCTTGCGGGAAGTCGGAAGCGATGGTTCGACAACAACAACAACAAAAACTTTTGCGGCGAGTGCATCGGTAACCGCACTTGCAACAGCAATAGATGGAACATCGGGTTGGACAGGCACATTGGTAAACAATGGCGATTCAACTATGCTCGAACGGCGTGGGGTTCAGGCTGCAAGTTTGGGCTTGCTAACTTTGCAAAGTTGGGAACAATACACGGGCGAATACCAAACCGATTACAAGATTGGAATGATTGATTTCTACGGCAGTTGTGGATCGGGTTATCCATACCATGATGTGCGGGTAAAATACACGGCGGGATTCTCAACCATTCCATCAGATGTAGAATACGAAATAATCTTTGCGGCAAAAGCGGCATTGAATCTAAAAGACAAAGATATGGCGGTGAAGTCAGAAAAGTTGGGCGATTATTCTTATGCACTTTCGGCACAGGTAACATTCAGCCCATCATCTAGGCTTGCAAGATATTCGAGGGTTTCGTTGTGAGCGTAGCATCACTTTCAAACACAACAGCAATCGTTCAGCGTAAAACCCTTACGCGGGATGCGTTCGGTGCAACGCTTGAATCTTGGGCAACTAGCAGCACGATAAGCATTATGTTGCAACCGTTGTCTGGTGCAAAGCGAGATGAATACCAACGCGAAGAATGGAACGTATCGCATCACGGGTACGCTTCTGGCACACCAGACATTGTGCTTGGTGATCGGCTTTCTATTAGCAGCGAAACATATTTGATTCGTGCCGTGTTGGATATTGACTCGGCGGGTTCATATTTGAAATTAGTTTTGGAGCAAGAAGTCTGATGCCATTACCACTAGCAGCATTGACAAGAGCAGCAGCAGCAGCATCGGGTGGCGGTTCGCCATCACTCAGTGGAGAGATTGGTCATGTTGAAGATATGACATTGACCTACCTGTCAGATGCAAAAGGTGCATTGGAAAAAGCAATCATGAAAGGCGGCGTAATTGTTCAGCGTGAAACCAAAATCTTGTTGAATAAAAACAAAGGGAAATCAACAGGGAGAAATAGGGCGACAGGTAGGTTTCAAAAGTCCGCAAAGTCAAGATCGAAGGCGGGCGAAGTGCCGTTCAAACAAACGGGTACGCTTGCAAGAAGTATTCAAGTTGAGGGTGCAAGAACTGGTTGGGGCGAGTTTATTGCAAGGGTAGGTGCAACAGCACCCGCAGACAAGTACGGCAAAGCATTGGAACTTGGAACAGAAAACATGGCACCGCGACCATATTTGCGACCCGCGTTTGACAATAAGCAAAAAGAAATAATCGCGGTAATTCGGGCGGGCATAAAAGAAGTATCGAAGGGTGGCGCATAAGTGGCGGCGGTTGATCTTGCAAATGTAGTAATTGGTTTGTATGACTTCTTGACGGCAGACAACGCTTTCAATACGTCAATTGGTGGCGATGGATCAACGGCAGGAAGGCTGCGCTATTCGCAAGCAGATAAAAATGAAACTTACCCCTATGCAGTTTTTCATGTCATAAGCATTGTGAGTGACAACGTAATGGAAACCGATGGATACTTCATTCGATACCAATTTGATATTTGGGAAAGCGAAGAAGCGGGTGCAAGGGCTTGCATGGATATAAGTGATGCGCTGCGTGGCGTATTATCAAGAGCAACTTACACGATAAGTGGACATTCGCAAACGCAGATGCGAATGGATAACGAAGCCCCTCCTACGTTGGAGGGAACATCATGGCGGCATACCTGCGACTATGTTGCCACAGGATTGAAGGACTAGAAAAATGGCAGTAGTAAATGGATTGAGTGGAAAGGTTACCTTCGCGGGTACAGGGATAGATACCAACGTGAAGGAGTGGTCGATCAGTTTTGCGGGTGCAGAACTTGATACTTCCTCGATGAACGCAACAGGGCAATGGGATACCTACATTGCGGGTCGGCGTTCATGGTCGGGCAGTTGGACAGCGTTGTGGGATTCAACTTCTGCTGAAGGTCTTACACCTGATGCCAACCCCGCGACAGGCGGCATTGGAGATACAGCCGCTTCATGTGCGTTCAGATTTGTTGACGATTCAACTGATGGTGAAATCGTTGGCGATATAATCATCACAGGAATTGATACAACCGTGAACATTGATGGGGCAAACGAAGTTTCGTATACGTTCCGTGGTACAGGTTCACCGACTTGGACAAAATCAGCGTAATTTAGAAAGAGGTGCAGAATGACAACGATTGAAAAAGCAATCAAGAGTCCTGTTTATGTTACGCTTCGAGGTTCGCAATATGAGTTTGCCCAACTTGGTTTATCCGATTGGGCGGGCTTCTGCGAACACTTGAAAAACGAACGAAGAAAAGAGATCAACAAATCAGAATTGCCAAACAGTGAAAAGCGAATACTTTATTCCGAGTGGATAAAGACCCCGCTTGACATTGATGCAATGCTCAACGAAGCCATGACCTTCACAGGATTGTCTTGGTTATTGTGGCGTTCGGTATCTGGCAACCACAAAGAGATCACACAAAGCAGTGTGATGGATTTGTTTGATGGAATAACTGATGCGACAGAAATACTTGGGCAGATTATTGGAATGCCCGATGAAGAAGTAGAGGATGAAGATGACTTGGGAAACGAACCAACGAACCCCTGAATTGGGTTCGCTCTATTTTAATTCTCGCTTCGGTTTCTTCAACTCCGATTGATGTGGTGTGGGAAATGTCGCTTGAACAATTCGTTGCATATTACAAAGAACTGCCAGAGGTTTTGAAACTTACAAATCCTTGGGGGGGTGGTGGCGAATCCGCACCTCTCGCTGCTCCCTCTCAGGGTGTTTCAAGTCCCGCACAAATTGAAGCAACTTTTGCAAGCATGGGTATTGCACCAACGATAGTGGAGAAATAAATGGCATCAGGTAGAAAAGTCGCAGAGGTATTTGTTGAGGTTCGAGCGAATCTAAGCAAACTGAAGTCAGGCATGAAAAGTGCCATGAGCATTGCCAGTGGCGGTGCTTCTGTTATTGGAAAAGTTCTTGGTGGTCTTGCAAGTCTTATCAAGAATGTATTGACTGCCGCCTTCAAAGTAGTTGGTGCGGTTATCAAAACAGTTTTCAACTTGGTATCTGCGCTTTTCTCGTCAATCATAAAATGGGCGAAGCGTGGTGTTCTTGCGTTGTCGGCTTTTGTTGCATTGTCGGTTGTGGTCGGTGCAAAGTTCGGGCAGTCAATGGCTCGCGTAAAAGCATTGACAGGAGCAAGCACCAAAGAGTTCAAGGCACTGCGTGAAGAAGCAAGGCGATTGGGTCGAGCAACAGAATACAGTGCAAATGAAGCAGCCGATGCAATGTCCATCTTTGCAATGGCGGGCTTCAAAACAAACGATGTCATAACTGCGATGACTCCAACGCTTGACTTCGCTGCGGCTTCTGGTCTTGATCTTGCATCCGCCGCCGATATTGCCGCAAGAGTTATGGGGGGAATGCAACTCGAAGCCAAAGATTTGTCGCATACAATGGATGTTCTTACCAAGGCATTTACTTCTGCAAACATGGATGCCACCGATCTTGGCGAGGCGATGAAGTATGTTGGTGCTGTTGGTAAAACAGTCGGCAAAGATGTAGAAGAAATTGTTGGTACGCTGACCGCGTTGGCTGCTGCGGGCAACCGAGGAGCGATGGCGGGAACAGGACTTCGCAAGGTCTTGATGGGTCTTGCAACAAGCGATGTGCAAGATCGGTTGGAGGGCTTGGGTGTATCCGTAACAGATACAGCAGGGGCAATGAAGCCAATGAGCAAACTGATTGGCGATTTGGTCAAGGCAACCAAACAGATGTCTGATATGGAAATCGCAGACCTTGGCGTTGCGATGTTTGGTGCAAGGGGTGGCGTGGCATTCTTGCAACTTATTGGGCAAGGCGAAGCGGCGATTGAGAAGTATACAAAACAACTTGCAAATGTAAATGGATTCACTAAACAGATCGCAGCAACCCAACGCGACACACTAGCAACAGCATTCAAGATTGTGCAGTCGGCAATTGCAGATGTAATGATTTCAGTAACCGATATTCTTGAACCCGCACTTTTGAAAGCAACCGATTCTCAAGTGAAGATGTGGAACAAGGTCGGCGAAGTTCTTGAGAAAAACAAAAAGGGCATTCAAGACTTCATCGAGAATACAATCACTTGGATTAAGACAAATCTTCCCAGAGCAATAAACATTGGCATTGGCTCAATTGCGAATCTTTGGGATGAGTTCAAAAGCACTTTCGATGGTATCAAAGAATTGGTAAGTGGCACAGCAACATCGGTTGGCGAATCGCTTGGCAATTTCTTTGAGTTTGACAGTCAAACAGGAACAATGATTGAAAGGGTTGTTGCATCTTTCCTGATTGGGATGCTAAAAATCAAGCAAGCCATTGTTGATATTTTTGCTCGAATGAAGCAGGGTATTTACGAGATGGAACTTATCAGGGGAATTGAAAGCGGCAAAGCGAAGATGGCGATGATAGAATGGCTTAACCCAAAAAGGAAAGAGGGTGAACCCGTTGCAATGAGATCACCGTTTGACCTACGACCCTTTATAGCAACATTGCTTGACAAAGGTGCAACAGAAAAAGAAGTCGAGTCATTAGAAACCCAACTCAGGTTGCACAGGGATACACTGGGCTTTGAAGCCGATATGCGGAACGAAGAAGAAATGGCAGCCCTTAATGAAACAATCAGAATAGCCTTTGGAAAAGAAGGCGATCAGGTAGTAAAAGCATTAGAGAATACCGAAAAGAGGGGCGCAAACATTGTAGGTAAAGTCTTGAAAGATGCGGGTGCAACTTTCTTTGGTATAAAAACAACTACCAGAGAAGAACGCAGAGAAGCGAGAATTGCAGAACTTGATGAGTTTATGAAATCGTTGGTTGAGAAGTTACGCGGGGTGGGTAAGTTTGAACTCGGTGAAACACCCCGATACCAAGGTCAGGCACTTACAGAAGAAAGGAAAAGGTTGGTTGAGGCGTTTCATACGGCAGCCACATTGAGAGCGAGTCTACAAAATCAAGCGATAGACGAAGCCAAACCTTCTGAACGTGCAGTTCGCGGCGAAATGAGTAGGCATGGTGGTCTTTGGTTTCAGGGTCAATTAGATATTCTTGGAATCAAAAAGAAAATCAATGACCTAATGCTTGGAAAGGGCGGCAGGGATATAAAATTGCCAGATGCACCGAAACTTGGAGGAGGTTTTGCAACAACAATTCAGACTGCGATTGGTTCTGCAAAAGTAGGTGCAACCGATGAACTGGTAACCATTGGAAGAAAAATTGCGAAAGCAATTGATGATGCAAAAGCATTGGCACAAGATACTGCCGACAACACCTTGGCAACGGCTGAGAATACAAGCGAGGTTCCCATAACATGAGCATTGTTGTAAACGAAAAGATAGGATCAAGAACTCTACAACGTAGTGCATTATCCTCACCGACAGGCAAGAGGGTGTTTGTTGTTTATGAAAGCGACAGCACAACAGGTAATCCGCTTACGGCGATGAGGGCTTTGCGGGCAGATGGTGTTCCGCAAGTTGGTGACAGCCACCCAGATGATCGACAAATGACTGTGATTAGCCACGACATCACCTCAGATACTAAAAGCGATTTTGCACAAAATATAGTTTGTTCCTATGCCGTTTCAGGTTTGGATGGTGGCGGTACTTATTCTGCACTGTCCACAGGTGTTCGGGGTATCTTCGTGGACACTTGGAGAAACTTTCCAACTCTAACACCTGTTGAGGGATATTCACTTTACCCTGTTGACATCGGTGGAATCAAGATAGATGTGGCGGGCAAACCTGTATCCATTGCAATCATGCAACAAACAGTGGATGTTCGATCACCCTTTGCCAACAAACCAAACTTTGAAATAATCAGAAACCTCACCAATACTAGAAACGCAAGTACATGGCAAGGATTCCCCGCAGGGGTTTTGCTTTACTTGGGAGCATCGGCAAGTGTATCGAACGGAAATGTTTGGACAACCACCCACAAGTTTGCAGCAGACGAGTTAGGACATTTCAGACAGGTTGCACGAAAAGAGGCTGATGGAAAAGAAAAACTTGAAGCAGAAGATACCCCCGACATTCCTGATTCATCACCAAAAGTATTACACGCACCCGATGTTTGGTGGGTGCAAAAGTTCCCAAACCTTACCAACTTCAATTTGCTTGGTCTTGGGGATATTGGATGAGTGATAGCAACTACATCTACCCAGAAATAAC